ATCTGTGGTTGTGGTATCGACGGGGGTCCAGTTTCCACTGTTACCTTCCCATCTATCCCAGATGCCAAACCGGGCATCGCCAAGTTCAGCGATCATTTCAAATCCATCCGGGAAGATCGTGCTGCCCCAGATAGGTGTGGCGGTGCCGAGATATGTCTGAGCCTTGAACCCGGACACCGAGAAGCCAATGTTCGGCAGCACCACATTTCCAAGATGCGTGGTCCCCACCGTTCCTGTCAGGTAAACCCTATAATCGAACTTCAGGCTGACGCTCTTGACCGAAGCGGTCGCGGCAATCCCTGTCGGGAAAACAGTACAGCCATACTTGACCGTCTCATCACCAAGGCTTGCAACGGCGGAAAGTCCAACCGGATAAACAACCTTGCTGATCCTTGCGATCACATTGCCAAGAGAGGCCGTTGCGCCAACACCATTCACCGGCACAACACGGCCAACGAATGCCCTGACTTGTCCTACCTCGGCGGTAGCATATTCACCGGTTACGCTGACGATGGCGTCAGTGATGACCTGAACTGTGCCGGTATGACTGGTAGCGGAAACACCGGTTACAGAAACATTGGCATCACCATGAATGGCGACTGATCCAACTGCTCCGGTTCCCGTTGCGGTTGTAGGCTTAACCGTTGAAGAGACATGAAGGATAACGGACTTTACTGAAGCTGTCGCCGAAACACCGGTCGTGACAACTTCAACATAAATCGCACCTTCACCCCATGCGCCGTATCCCCATTGGCCTTCACCCCAACCAAGATCGGCCATGAGGTTTACGCTATGCGAATGATCGCGTTGGTCGCGTCAGCATTCGGGAAGGAGATGGTGAAGTCACCGGCAGACGAAGATTTGTCAGAACCAAAAGCCAGAATGGCGACGGCCTTATTGCTTTCCGATGAATTGTAGATCATCGCGCCATTGGCTGTGATCGTGCTGTTCGACCAAGTAACATCGGCGAAATCGGTAAATGCCGTGGTGCCGGTGGTCGTAGGGGTCACATTGGTAAGAGTGATACCACCAGCAGTATAACCAGTACCTGTCACTTCATTGGTCGTGGCATACACGGTCGTAGCTGCGGACAATGTAGCGGCAGACGTATAGAGAGCGATCTTGAACGTATCGCCAGTGGTCGTGGTGAAGTCGTGGACGCCCTGCATCAGTTCCTTCTTGAAGGAAGTCGCAAGGGCTTGCGTTATACTCATTCTGGTATCTCCATATTCTTTTGAAGATATTCAGCGGCTTTCAGAAGCCTTTGGATATCATCCTGCATCAAACCAAGCGCCCTATTGCATGGGCTACACAAAAGACCACGTACCCTTCCGGTTACATGATCATGATCAACAGGAAAGAATGTAAGTTTTCTTCCCTTATAGAACCTACCTTTTGGGTCGGCAGAACCACAGATTGCACATTTACCATCCTGATTTTTCAGAATGCGATCATAATCCTCTGGTTCAATTCCATATTGCCTTCGAAGTTTTGAAGGTCTTTCATGCCTCACATAATGGTCTGGCTTCCTGTTCGCCCGTTGTATAGCGTTCAGTTCTGCCAAGCACACCTTGCATCTACCGGCAGGGTGGCCCTTTCTCTTCCCTGTTTTGCGAATAGACCATTCAGAAAGAGGCTTTACTTCTTCACATCGCGGGCATCTTTTCTTGCCCGTTTCTCTCCAGTCAAACTTCTTCATCAGCCTTTCAGGATGAGTGAAGCAGCCTCCTGCATTCCATGTCTGGAAAGCAGAGAAGCCAGAGTTGTACGGTCAGAGCGGATTGCACGTTGCAGACCATCCATAAGAACGGCGCGCAAGGCGTCCTTGTACACCAAGGCTTGCGCCTTGATCGGACCCGGTGCGTTGGAAGACACATAGATCATCCTGTCGAGAATACTCTCAACATAGAAGTCTATGTCATGCCCACGGTCTTCAGTCGTGAAGACATTCACAGTGCCGGTAGACATATCCATTTAGACTGGAAGCCTCTTGTCTGAAGTGCGGAAACTATCCTTGCGGTCTCTGCCTTCGGCAATCAGCTTCAGGTCCGCCACCGCTTGCGCATACTTGTCTTTATAGGCTGCGATCACATCCTGATCGCCCTTCAGGTAAATATACCCATGAAGGATAGACCCATAGAGCAATGCACCTTCAGCCTTGGAAGAAAGCCAAGTCGTTCCGGCAGTCACAATGCTTTCAGGCTTGTAGAAATATTCCATCTCAACGGAGTAAACATCATCCGGTGTAGGCCCAAGAATGAATGTCACATCATCAAGCTGAGAAAAGAACCGGGGCTGTCCAGTCGATCCGTCACCATAGACTTCCCTCATGAAGCTTTCATCCTTGGAAAGCAGCGGATAATATTTTCCAGCAACCACTACAGCCATGTAGTACGGGGAAAGAAAGTCTCCCGGAATGGCGAGATACCTACTATTGGCGTTGGTGTTTGCTGTGGCGAGGGCGCGGAGGTCAGGGAGTTGGACCTCTCGATAAATCTCATCTTCACAAAGCTGAACAAACTGGTCAACATTATCATTGAATGTCTGTTCATCGCATTCAAGGTATTGACCAATAAGGGTTTTCAGTTCGGTATAGTTCATATCTTCACCGTAACCCTACCAAGTTTTGTGTCGGCAACATTGGTGGTCTCATGCCCAACAGGGTTCCAGCCGAACAATCTGCGGCTGTTTACATTCTCTGCCCTGTCAGAACGCGGGTTCTTCACTGACTGCTTGTCATCCGTCCTGACCCCTCTGGTATCAAGCTGTGGATGAGACTTGTCGTAACAACGGGGACAAACCAGATTGCCGGTCTTTCGTCCCAGAATATCTTCTTCTTTCAATGTCTTCAGCCGGAAGCGCAATCCACAACGGTCGCAAATTCCGGGGACACGATCAGAGAAGATACCCATTAATCGCAGCCGGGGGTCAGCCAGAGAGAAGCGCGCTCCCTGTCAGTCTCATAGGCGTACTGAAACTGGCGCTCATATTCTCTTTGAATGATCGGCAAGCGTTCCCCGGCACTCGGGGTTTTGATGGCCAGATAATAAGCCAGCCCTGAAGTCAGTGCCGGAAGAAATCTGGAAGGGATATCCACGGTATTGGAATAGCTACCGGCATCCTGCATCTGCCGCATCTTCCAGTAGACCAGAGACCCCGGATCGGTCGGGACAGGCCAGATGTACATGACTTGGTTTGGAGACAGGCGATTGATGTAATACTCGGATGGTTGCCCATCCATTGTCTTGTTCGCCATGTGAGACCATTCCATAACCGATATGCGGGTCATGGACCGGTCAAACTGGCCGGGACCGTCTCCGGTGCGCCACACAGCATCCAATACATCTATTGTATCGACAGGCAGGGTGATCGATTGTTCACCAATGGCGACAGGTGTCACCACCTGTTCAAGCGCCCAGAGATTAACGCCCCGGTTTCCCCATTCCTTCATGAGAAGATCAAGGGACCGCTTGGCGGTTCTGGCGTCATACCCGTTACGCATTTCGATGCCCACCATTTCATAGGCTTCTTCGAATACGTCGATCAGGTCGAGATTGAATGCGAACGTGCCGGAAGTAGTCATGCAACCTCCGTTAAGCGTACAGCGCTACGATATCCGACGCGGTTGTCGCTTCCATAATACGCTTTGGGGAAATGGGGGCAAAGCCTGCCGGAACATCAGAGAATGTGACTTCAGTGCCATCCCTGTCCTGAACCACAAGATCACCTGTGGCACCAAGGAAAAGACCGGAGCATCCAGCGGGAATGTCGGTATCATCATCCGGGGTGATGGCAATGAAGCCTCTGGCTGGCTGGGTAAGGCCGTGTGCTGAGAAGGCCATTGGTCAGCCTCCTTTATGCTTCGGGATCAGCAGCGTCAGCGATAGCCTGAAGAGCAGCCTCAACCGAAGTGCCGGAAGCAATGGTGATGTTACCACCAGCACTGTTAATAGCGGTCGTGGTTACGATCTCATCTGCGGTGGGGGCTTCAGGCGTTCCGCCAATCGGATCACCATTCTCATCGATGAAGCCATTCATCGACTGCACAGGACCGGAGAAAGTGGTTTTCATTTCGAATAATCCTTCCATTTAAGATACATCTTTCTTACCGAAGACGTATCTAATCCGAGTTTTCTCGCCGTCTCTGCATAGGACCGGCATCTATCATAAGTGTCGATTACAGTTCTGACTTTCGCCATGAATCTTTCATCTGACATTAAAGAGCGGACGTGTGCCAATTTTAGCCGAAGCTTTTGTTCGTCCGTAAATTTTTGACCGATCTTTGAACGACGTATCTTTTCAATGCTTTCCTTTGTGTGATGGCGTCCGGTCATGCCAACACAGGAATGTCTTGCGATATTGTAGACTGTCGGCCCTTCAAATGAAGCAGAATTTAATAGAAAGGCCATTTCAACATCGTCAAGATCAGAAGCATCTTCGCAAATAACTTCTATCTCTGAAGAGAAACTTTTCTCTCCATAAAGATTAAAGGCATTTTGAAGATGTTTATTTGGATGAATTTTGCGGCGTAAGAGATTGAAGTGATCTGCAAGCCGTTTCCGCACTCGCCGAGACTGGCCGACATAGTGGTGCCCATTTATCAGATTATATATCCGATAAATCCCTTGGACCTCTTGAATATAAGGCAAGCCATTTACCTCATCTTATAAAAGGGGGAAGCCTAAGCCTCCCCCTTTACC